ATGGAGCTTCTTGATCTTCAAGAATTCCCTGAAGACGGTCGTTTCTTGGCAGTTAACCCTGCTCAGTACGCAGCAATGTTGAACATCGACAACTTTATCGATGCCTCTAAGTTCGGTTCTAACCAACCTGTTCTTAACGGTCAAATCGGTACTGTTTTCGGTATGCCAGTCATCAAGACAACTGTTGTAACAGCAGGTCGTCCTATGATTTACCACAGAGAGTCACTCGTTATCGGTTTCCAATTGAACCCTGAATTTGATCAGGACAAGGATCTTGATAACTTGGCTATCAGATACTCACTTGACCAGTTGTATGGAATGAAAGTTCTTCAACTCGGTAAAGGTATCGTTCGCCTTGGTGCTGCTACTTAATGAGTAGAGCTGGCGATAGTTTTAATATTCCACACTATCTAAAGGCGGGGTCCCCAGAGGGGCTCCGTCTTGCCATGCTTAATAATAATATGTTGCGTGGTAAGGAATATGACTACTATCAAATAATTTACGACGGCAAATCTTGGTTTGCTTGGTTTTATGAGAGAGCGGCAGAGGCTCAAGTTTTCCCTAAACCAAAGAAGTAGGGTGATTAATGCCAATCAGTGAAAACATATCAGGCAGAGAATACAATAAATTTATTCAATCACCGACAAGAGCTGACGGTTCTGCAGTTGAAGTAATTGGATCCTTTACTTCTAGCCCAGGCCCATTTGCACCACCTTCAAACACTCAAGTTTATACTTACTCTTTTGGCACTGACGGCATTTATTATACAGAAGTTTTTGCATTTTACTCTGGCGGCACTCCAGCGTCTCCAACTGGCCTTTTAAAAACAGTTACCATTTATTATTCTGACGCTGGCAGAACAATTGAAGTTGGCGGGGTTTGGTCTTGAAGAAGAGGTTTAATCCTTTTACAGGTAACTTTGATTTTGTTGGAGACACACCATCTTCAACTACCGATCTTACTTACACAGCATCAGAAAACATAAGCGCCTTGCAACTTGTTTATGCAAACGCTGCAACAAGTGTTTCAATCGCTAAAAGCACCACATCATACAAACCAATAGGAATTGCAATAACGTCAGCGCTAACTGGTCAAACATTAATTGTTAAGCCTTTTGGCGAGATATTAGACGCATCATTTGCATTTGCTTTTGGTTCTCCACTATTTTTGAACTCGATTGGGTTTGTTACCTCAACGCCAGTGAGCAGCGGCTACCACATTAAGGTTGCATCAGGCATGGGCGCAGGTAAGATTTTTTTGGATATAGACGATTTAATTGTATTAACTTAAAAAGGAGTTTTTATGGCTGAAAAATTTTTAGAAAGAAACGCGACAAGCGGTTTATTAACTGAGAACGAGGGTCTTGTTACCTCTGCAGGGGCTGGCGATGCTGGCAAAATTCCAGCTCTTGGAAGTGATGGTAAATTTGATGTGACCCTTCTTCCAAATGGAGTTGGCCCAGCAACCGCTCTTTTACCAGCTACTGAAAATCTATCTGCTGGTGATTTTGTTCAGGTTTATGACAACGCTGGAACAGCATCAGTAAGAAAAGCAGATGCATCAAACTCAAGACGTGCAAGTGGTTATGTAATTGCTTCCGTTGTTTCTGGAAATAATGCGACAGTTTATTTTGAAGGACAAAACAATCAACTTTCTGGTTTGACTGCTGGTGATAGAATTTATTTAGGAACTGGTGGAGCAGTTACTTCTACGGTTCCAACGCTTCCTGGCTCACAGATTCACCAGTTTTTAGGCAGATCATTAGGTGTCGCGATCATGGACGTTGAAATAGATGATGAAATAGTTTTGGCATAATCGATGGCTGAAAGAATAGCGCTAGCTCTTATAAACGGCATAGTTTCAGAGATACCCTCTGGAGACACCATTAGGGGAGCTGGACTATCTTCATTAGGTGATAAGTTTAAATATCACCTAGCGTCTCTTGCTGCAGATGACAAAGTGACAGCAATAAATTATTTAGACTTTGGGACAAGAACTCAAAGGATTTCATCTGTTCAGTTAACTAGCGTTCAAAAACCAGATTGCAATATTATTGCGACAATAAGCTATCTAGACCTAGGTACAATAAAGCAAAGAATTGACAAGGTTGATGTTTCGGGTTCTGTTTTTGGTACAGACATTTTAAGAAAAGTGTTTAACTATGAGTTAGTTGCTACTAGGTACAAATTACTTGGATTTGAATTTCAAATTATTTAAGGGGAAAGCATGAAATTAATAGACGCAAAACTTCTAGAATCTACGGGCACTTCATACGATCAAACTAGAACAACTTTGGTTGGTCGAGTAACCCAGAGAACAATAGATTCAAAGCCAGTTTTAGGCCCTTCACCTACTAGATTTCTTGATGTGTTTTCTGATACTGCTGGCGCATTCACACCTACGACCACAATGTTTGCCAGTGACAATGGGCGCGTGTTCATGATCGGATCTATTGCTGCCGGTGCCATTCCTGTTGTTTGCTATGAAATCAACCAAGTTACTGGAGTCCACACCTATGTTGGGCGAGTAAATATTTCTGTTCCTTCATCACCTGCAATTGTTCACACCATTCGTTCCATCAAAGTGATCGACAATGGAACCACAGGGTGGAAAGTCTACATTGTTGCCACTGGTACAGTTCTTTTGGGTGGATCAGGTGTACTTCTTGCCAACAATCTTGCAAGAGCAGATTTCTCTCAAGTCTCACCTCCAAACATTCCATTTGCAACAGGTAACAACCAGAAAGCTGTTTATCAGCTTGGAAGACTTGCTTCTCTTACTTCTCGATCAATGACTATCACTCTTGGAACTCCAGTGAAGTTTAACTTTACTGGTCACGGTTTTAGTAACAATGATCAGGTTTATTTTACTTCTCAAGTCGGTCCGGCTTGGACAGCTTCGACATTCGTAGCTAACACTAAGTATTTTGTTCGAAATGCCTCTGCTAATGATTTTGAACTTTCAGCTAGTTTCAACGGTGCTTCAATCTCTGCCGCTGCTGGCCCCACATCTGTTGTCATGCAACCACTAAATCAAGAAATAGATGCTTTCGGTGCTATCATCGACGTTGCAGCAAATAGACTTTACACTCACGTTGGAACTGCCGCCAATCCACAATACTTTGTACGTGACACATCAGTTGCACCAACTTATTCAAGTTTAACAGTTGATATTGCGGCTGGTACTCCAGGAAAAATTCAACTTGTGGGTCATGGATTGACTGAAAACGAACCTGTCCAATTTTTGGCTGGAACCTTACCAGTAGCTTTTGCTCTTAACACGACTTACTTCGTTCGTAATTTAACAGCCAATGATTTTGAACTCTCTGCAACCGCTGGTGGTGCTTCAATAGCTGTGGTTGGCAGTGTGACAGGAGTGACGCTCGGTAGAGCATTTGGCTACACAAATTCCCAATGGCTTCACCAAACAAGCATTTTGCCAGCAATTGTCGGAACTCTGCTAGCTACGACTGACGTTGATGCAATTGCAACACCAACAAACGCACCTCTCAACGGACCACTTCTTAACGGTCAGAAATGTGCTTTCTTTGCGACATCTTCAAACCTTTATCTTGGAAGACTTGATGAGTTAACAGCTGGTGCAACCACATGGCCATCACTCACCACATCGAACATGCTCGGACTTCCTTCTCAAATTGTTACTCCTGTTGTTGTTTCTGCATCTTGGTCAGATGCTCTCGATCATGCCATTGTGTTGATCGGTCAAGCAGCCACAAACGCATTTAGATTCATGCTCAAAAAAGTTGAGAATAATAAATTCACAGCACTTTTCGGTGATTCATGCATGGAATTTTTTGAAACATCTACCAAGGAAGCTTATGAGATGCGCCCATCATTGCCATATCTCAACTTCACGAATAACTCTGGATGGTTGTTTGGTCTATCTGGCGCGGTTGGGCAGAGAGGTGTTTTTGCATCTGACGTAAGATCAGACACATTGTTTGATTTCTCTTACATTGTTTCTAAGGTTTTAAGCATTCCACAAAATGCTATTATCAAATCAGTAGATGTTAAAAGAGAACTTATAAAAACAGGCGGTGAAATTGATTTAAAATATCGCCTTAGTGGTTTTGGTTCTGCTTCTAATGGGTGGACATTACTTGATGCTGACCAAGAGCTATCTCTTGCAGCTGGAAGTCAAATCCAATTTAGAATGGATTTCAGAAGTCACTCAGCAGACAAAACTAGTCACGTGCAAGTATCTGATTTATTTCTTGGCTATGAAACAGAAGAAGAGCTTTCAGATAATTGGGAGTACAGTTTTGATGATTCATCTAGTGGATCGCCTACTAGATCAGGATTTAGACTTAAGTCTTTATATCAAGGATCTATCCCATCAAGCTTGACTTTCAGAGCGTTTGATTTGAGTGGGACACAGATCGTTGCTGATTCTATTACGGCACAGCCTACTAGATTTCAATACTCAACAGACAACGGTTTGACTTGGCTTGCTCTTGGAACAATTCCAAATGTTGTGGGGACGCTTGTTAGATACACATTTACTTCGCCTCCTGGAACAGATGTGAGGCCTTCACTTAAGGATGTTTAATGTCTAATCAACTTGTATCAGGTGGAACTATTACCCAGGGCACAACCCTGGGTACAGAATTTGTTAATCAATTAGTTACTGGTGGATCATTTCAACCAACAGCAAACGCTTGTATTCTCGATTTAACTTCACCTAGCTTTGCTGGAATTGATTTTTTAAGCAGGGGGCCACTTGGTCAGCTAAAAGCTATTTGGTTGGCAGCTTCAGACGCAACACTTCCACTTAGATATGAGGTTTATGTAAAGCCAGTCGATGACGTGAATCTTTTCAATTTATCAAATATTGCTTTGGTCACATCTCAATTAAACGCAGACATTTTTTCACTGGGAAATGGAACACTTCTTCAGACTGGTGTTAGATATTATGTTGGGGTTCGAGCTGTTGATGCTGTTGGAAACAGAGATGTAAACACTGTCATACTAAATCAAGTAAGCCCTGGAATTACAGGCGCAACCAATGCGCAAATCAGTGGTGTGTTTGCTGTTAATACAAGTAACAGTCTTATTGCTACCTTCTGGGTAAATGATAATGATGGTGTGATCAATGATCCGACAAGGCTTGGAACTGCGTCTTATGTTATTTATGACAGCGCAGGAAATCTTGTGCCTGGTATGTCAGAGTCAGGGATAGCTTTTGATTCAAACGGATTTTTTGAAATTACTCCTAGACCTTCTGTTTTAGATCTCAATAATACTTTCTACACTGTTAAGGTTTCAATACCTGTTGATGGAGTTCAAATCATTTACAATTTACCAATAACTTATCCTGAGCTTGGCCCACAATATGAGCCTAGAGCTGTTTTTTCTATAAACGCTGCGAATGAACTTCAAGGGACCATTTGGATTGTAAAGGATAATCAAAAGTTAATTTCTAATTTAGGAACTGCAAGCTATGCAATTAGAAATAAGTCTGGTGCTTTAGTTGGAATTTCACAATCTGGCATTACTCAGACAAACGGTTACTATCAAATCACATCAGTTCCAGCAAATTTGATCGTTGATTTTAATCACTACACTGTTGATATTTCGATTCAAGCTGATGGCGTTGTGCGAACTGGTGCTGTTGGCTTGGTTGTAGGATCTACAGGAATTTAAGACTGAGGGGACATGAGGAGAGTTATTCCATTAGAGTCTATTTATTATATTAACAAGCTTGCTGAAATAAAAAGCAGGATTACAACGTTTTCTGGTCAGTACAATATTAATTTAAAAAAGCTTAGTGGAAATCAACAGCATTTTGTAGACGTTAGACTTTTCGCAAAATTTAACTCAAAGGATTTAAACGGTTTTCAAATTCTTGCAGGTGTTGAAGTAAATGGTTATCCACTTTTATCAATACCAGAGAGTCTTAATGTTTACAGAGTATCAGACGACTCTTGGAGCAAGACATTAATTGGCTCATTAACTATGACAGAGCATGAGCCTTCTGTGTTTTCAGCTTTTGCCAGCAATGCATTTTTAGGAATGAATGAGCTTTCTGGTGCAGAAACTTATCTTTTGGAAGTTAAACTTAAAAGGTTTAATATTGTTTACACCAAGAAGCAGTATTTCAATCATCTAGGATGTTTTGATAATATTTTGCAACTCAGACAGCAAACAGAGTTACTAAGCATAACAAAATTGGACATATAAAGGGTTTTATTAAATGGTCATAAAGATTGGTTTCGCTAAAAATAAAAAGTGGTGGTCAATCTTTGGTCGGATTATTCGAGCTGTTGATTTCAAAGAAGCCTCTCACTCATACTTGGAACTAGTAACCGACAACGGCCCTTGGATTGTTGAGAGCGTTTATCCTAGAGGTCGGATCCTTCATAAAGACAAATGGTTGCAAACTTATGAAACAACTCATGAGTTTTCTTTTGGAACATCACAAAGCCCAGAAGATGTGTTTCGCTGGGCAGAGCTTGTCGTTAAAGATAAAGAATATTCTCTATGGCAAAACCTTGTGATTGGTTTAACCATTGTCTTCAACAAGACTTTAGGCAAGCTAGAATTCTTAAGGATTAACGGAAAACAAAGTCAAAACTGCACAGAAATTGTTGCAATGTTTATTGAAGATTGGCTCGACACGGATTGGACAGAGTCACTAGATAATGTTTCAATTAAAGAGCTTTATGAATTTGTAAGTAAAATAGCATGGGAGAATAAAGATGGGTCTATTTCCAGTTCTTGAAACCGACTCTGTTGTCCAAAGAAATGACAAATTTAGAATTTATGCAAATCAATCATTTATTTCTGGAACTACTCAAACGATTGCAAACGTAGAAATCAAGCCGTCTGCAACTGATAGTTTCATTTCTATTTACAATTTAGGAAATAAAGAAAAATGGTTTCTTGATTGGGCTTATACAGTAGCTGGTGATCAGGTTGTAACTTTAAGAATAACAGACTCACTTGCAGTTCAGGCAACAGCATCGATGACAGTCAAATCTTTGACTATTTCAGAAGACAATCTGTTTTCAAATGATCAAGAATTAAAGGCTTTAGAAGATGACGTTTTAAACTATCTGCCAAAAGGTAGAAGTTGCTTTAAGTATTTGCATCGAAAGGTTCAAACATTAATCTTGGATTGGATTAGAGACCTGGGCCTGTCAAAAGCTGATGGGACAGATTACGTTTCAAGTGATATTGTTAACGCATTAGAGTTTAAAAAGCTTTCAACTGATTGGGCACTTTACTTAATCTTTGAGGATCTTGTGAAACGTCCTGATGATGTTTTTGATCGCAAAGCTAAGATTTATGAAGACAGAATGAAAGATTCAATGAAGAAGGCCAAGCTTAAGTTAGACCATAATCAAAATGGTGTGATTGAGGAAAATGAGTTTTACAGATTTAATTCTAGCCGAATGTCGAGGGGATAATGGGAGTCGTAGAAGCCAAGGAATATTTTAGGACAAGGCTTAAACTTCAAGGATACACAGAGGTCTACGACGAACCATTTAACAATGATGGCATTGCCGACAATTATGAAGACTCAAGTTTTAGCTTAAATATTGGAACGATCTCACAAGATGGAATATCAAATGTTGATGTTTCAATAAACTTTCCGGTTACAATCAATTTGTATTTTAAGTCGCGCAGAGAGGTCCAGGAGCATTTAGACTCGACAATTTACCCATTGTGCGAGGTTCTAATAGCTGATTTAATGAATGTTGAAAACAGGTCGAGTTCTTCGGTGAAGAATATAAGCCTTTCAAGCGTTGATGTTGTCCCTTATGAAACAGAGGATAACGAGCGCAGCATTCGAGCAAGCCTAGTCTTTGATGTGCTGACTTTTATTTGCTTAGATTAATTTAATAACTTTTATCAACGGAGGATAAAATGGCTTGTAACGTTTCCACATACAATCTTGGAATTAGAAATCTAATTCTTGGAAAAGATCGATTTCAAAAACATTGTATATTTACAAAGGCAGATGTTGCATCAAGCCTACAAAGTAAATATTTTGTTCTGCACGCACCAGTAACTAATGCTAAACACTATGTTTGGTTTAACGTTGCAACTCTTGGTGTTGATCCTGCTATTCCAAATGCAACTGGTCATGCTGTTGCAATCACTGCAAACGCATCTGCAACCGCTGTTGCGACTGCATTAGAAGCAGTTGTTGAAACAATCTCTTTTGTTTCTTCAACTCATACTGGTAACGAAGTTGAGATCATTTACACGACTGCTGGTTCTGCTTATGACATCAGAGACGGTTTTGGTTTGGTTGGAACTGGTTTTACATTTGAAACTCCAGTTTTTGGCTCTGTATCTCAAGACCTTGGTGCAACAAATGGTGATAT